GGTTAAATCAGCTTCTGCTTCTTGCGCCCGTTTAACTAGAATGCCAGATTGACAGTTAAGGTATTGCGGGCTATTTCGAATAACCTTTCTGTTTTCTTTAGTCAGGTTAGCCCAGCTTTTCCTAACTTCAACCATAACTGCATGGGAAGAAGTATCATCCCACGGCATAGTTTTAGTAATGTCTTGCAGGAAAGACAATTTTGGAAACTTAACTACGGTTTCAGCATAGGCCAGTTCTTCCAACTTAAGCCCCCTACGATAGGTAACCAGGCGATTGGCTACACCGGTCTTGAATGAATTAAACGCATTCAAGATAGCCTCACCTACCCTATCTTCCGCCTTATTATTGACCGTAGCTGAAATTTTACTTTTAAGTCCCTCTACAATCAGCTTCTTAACACCGTCAGGATAGCTAAAATAGTCACTCAAGTAAGGAATTTCCATGACATTAAGGCTATGTTGCACACCTGTAGTCAGAGCGAAGGTAACGGTACCCTCTTCAGGGTTAGTGAATGCTCTTTTATTAGCTTTTGAATTAAAAGCTACTGTAGAGCCGTCTGCCATAGTTACTTCTTTCATCTTGCTTTCGTTAACTTCACTCATATCACGCCTCATTTGCTTGCGCCAACTGCTACTAGCAGTTGCTAGTAGCAGTATTTGGCTAAATTGTACTCAATTTACCTAGTCCTGTAACATTTATGTTACACTAACTAGATTTTATGTTAAACCGACAAGCAGGGCCTCTAATGAAACTTTGGTTGACGTATCAAGGGATAGCCCTCCTACTTGATATTCAGTTACCCTAGTTTCAAAGAAGTTACGCTCTTTTCTGTTCTCCAGCATTTCCGCTAACCAGGTTACCCCCGGTGCAGTCACTTCAGGATATAGTGGAGCCATCTCAACTTGTCTTAGCCTAAAGTTTACCATATACTTCGTTTGTTGTATATGGTCTTCCGCAGAATATCCTACTATATTTTTCGGGATAGCCGCGCTAGCGTAAATGACCTCTGCCTCGACTAGCTGCTCGAACATAACCCGGATGCACTTGCACACGTAGTCTGAGAAGCCATAGGATTGTTTTATGCTGCGTAGCAATGATACCCCGAAGGCCACATGGGTTATCTCATCGCGGGCAATGTATAGCAACTGCGAAATTGTGCCAGGAACTTTACCTGCGCGTCCTAGGGCAAGAATTGGGCTAAACCCGTGGTAGAACCAGATGCCTTCAAAACCTAGATAGTAGAAGGCTAGGCTGACTATAAATTGCTCAATAGCTTCTTCAGGCCAATCTCCATAGGCGGCTAATGGCATAGCAGCGTAGTTCTTTGCTAAACTAAACTTCTGCGCTATGTATTCTCTCTCTTTATATCTACCATAAATGGTATCGTCACCCAACGCTAGGTTCTCTATGATATGCTGGTAGGTGTGGCTATGAAGGCTCTCATCAGCAATTTGATGCCCTAGCCATAGGCGAAGTTCTGGTACATCGAGAAGCTGATACAGCCTAAGTGCAATGTTCTCTTGCACCACTAAATCACTTGTTGTAAGGGTGGCAAATACATCTAGGAACATCTCTTTTAGCTCAGGCTCAAGGGTGGCAAAGCTACTTATGTCCTGTGACATGTTTATTTCTTCTGGAGTCCAGAAGTTCTTTCTAGCCCTTTTATACATAGAGTAAGCCCAGGGGTAGGACATAGGTGACAGGTTATACGTATCGCCTGTATTGCTTGTAAACAGAGTTTTCATAGTTACCTCAAATTGTTTAGTTTAGCTCGTCAGAAGATGTTTCAAGTTGGTCGGCCACTAACGTAGCGTACCCCGCTATATCTACCCAATGGTCAGCTATATTAGGATTGCCCGAAGTGATCCTACCTAATTTATGGCATATCATATCTACAGCTTCGCGCTGTGCGGCGGTCATGGCATCCCAACATACACCTAATCTAACCACTTCTTTTAGTGCTTGAGTAGTTGCACTATTATAAAGAAAGTTACCGTGTGTAGCACTTCTTTCTTTAATTAAATCTTCTATCATCATGCTGTTACCTGCTATTGCTGCTTTATTTGTAAAACATTTTACCTTTACGCGAAGTAAAGTATAACTCATGCCCTCCTGACGACACACCTTTTAGTGTACCTTTTATTTCCCTATAAACCTTCTTCTCTTTTATGGGCTTATTAAGCCTAGATGAATACTCTTTGCTTTTAGCTAGGTCACATAAATTTGCGCTTCTAGCATGAAACCTTTTACCTGTGCTATACGCGCTCTTTCTAGCGAGAAGAACTCTAGCTACCCTTACCCAATCCCTCTTTTTAAGCCCCCTGGCTTCATGGTATACATTACGTGCCATACAGTCGGCTTCTGCCGAAGTTATCGAAGCCGCTAGTACAAATTGCGACGTTGTAAGTAAAACGATTAGGATGAGCGTTTTCATGATTACATAACTCTGCTTTGGCTTGTTTAAGATAAATAAGGGGCATATACTGCCCCTTATTGCTACCGTTGGCTAGTGGCTTTATATTATTTCATCTTCATCCCCCACAATCTCAGTGAAAAGCTGTCTGGTTTTAGCTTCACTAAAACCCGTTAGTTCTGCTAGTTGCGCGATGCTAAGGCTATCAATTAAGGTTTTAGCAGCTAAGATACGTTTGCCTTCAACGTAGATAGTTGAACCTTTGCGCGGCACTACTGATAGCAAACCGTTGGTGAAGTATATGTGTCGTGGTCTCTGCATGTAATGCCCTAATGCTAGCTTATTGTGAGAAACTCACCTTGGTTATTAAACACCAGTGTTACTGAACATTCAGCACCACTAAAGGTTATTCGCTTTCTTGTATTACTTTCCCTAGTAGTATGGGGTATCTCATTGCTATTGCAAGTTAACACAAGGGCAGTATAACTATCGCTGGCTATAGCTAGTGCAAGCGATATTCTATTACGCAATACCCTTTTACCATAGTATACATAGGTAGCTTGCTTATACCATAGCGGGCTTCGCGTGTCTACCCCGGATTCATAGCAATCAAGTTGAGTATCTAAAAGGATTAAATCTTCCTCGATTTTACCTAGCATTTCATGTAACTCAGCTTTACTTAGGCCGTCGAGTTTCTTTAGCTCTTTAACTAAGTCAAACTTACTGCGATTACTCTCGGTTGGTTTAGGGTAAATTGCTTCTTTATGTGAAGGCGAGACTAGAGGGTATCTCATATAACAATCGGGGCAAGTAGGGCAGTGAAGTCACCGCGTGTAATTAAAAGTTGATTTACCCTACCAACAGGCACTAGCTGGTAGGTAAAATTAGCTGCACCAGCAGTTTCCTCTGTACCTATGTAAACTTGCACATATAGGTCAAGCAGCATTTGCAAGGCTCCCCAGTTATAGACGTGGCTTGTAAATAGCTTTAGCTTGTCTTTATCGTTGGTTGAGACACTTTTAGTGGCTTCGCTAATTAGCTTTTCCATGCGCCCTACAACATGGGTACCATACAACGACGTGTCAAGGTAAGCGGCATCGAACGTTGCGTCACCATCTATGTACGTTGGATAAATTAAGCCGTATGCTTCAACGCCACTAGTGGTTTTTACTCGTTTTATCTCTAAGGCTAAGTCGAGTTTCTTAGACTTTCTGACGTGAGTAAATAAAGCCTTTGTATCTTTATCCGGTCGGTAAACAGCATCTATTGGTGTAACTATGTCGCCAAATTTAGCCACAAAAAATGTATTGGTAACATAGGTAGCCTTTGTAGTCATATACACTCCATCGTGCTTACCAATGTTACCCTTTACTACGTCTGACATTATGCGAAGCATCTTATATGTCATGTTCATTTTTGCTTTCTCTCTCATTTAAGTTTAGTTGAGGCGGGCGTTACCCGCCTCATGTGGCGGGCTATTCAGCCTGTAGGTCACTAATGACTTTACTTATCTTATCAAGCCTGGCTAAAGCTAGCTCATCACTATAGTCATCTGGGTATCGCTTACGCAATTTAGCTATATTGCTAGTAGCAACATCCTCTAGCGTAAACCCTAGTACATCTGCGGTGAAGGCAACAAACCAAAGTATATCACCTAGCTCCTCTTTGATATTGTCAACGTCGAGGGGCTTACCATAAATGATATTTGCTTTAATGGCCGTTGCCACTTCACCGGCTTCGCTAGTTAACCCTAGTGCAGCGTGCGCTAGGTCGGTTTCACTGCCGACTAGCCCACTTAGGCTATATTTAGCTGTGCGTAGTGCATCACTTTGAAACAAGTTTAGTGTGGTGTCTGTATTCATACTTTTTCCGCCTGTTTTTACGTAGTTTAGAAATGGTTAGTTCAAGCAATACAAAAGCATCTACTACTAACAGTGCCAACAGTACGTCTGATAGCTGATAAAACGTAGTGTAATACATAGCGTAGGCTCTCCAAAAAGGTTGGTTTGCGAATCAAGGCATAGCGTGTACGTTGCATAAACAAGTCTCGCGTCTCGCAGGTGAGTTAAACATGACCATAAGATACCGTTGAGGTCTTATAGTCTACTGGGATTATAAGCGGGTGCTTATAAGGAACTACTACTTCCATAGCAGATATAATACGGCTACGTCTATCTTCTGCTACTTCTATAGGATACTGGGTAACAATGCTATCATGAACTTGCATTAGCACTTGTACGTCTGGTATTTTTTCTACTCTTGGCCAGGCGATATTCATAGCGTCAGCTACAGTACTTTGGCCTATAAACCCATAGGCTTTATTATATCTTGTAACATCACTCTTGTCGATAAAATATCTACGCCTACCGAAGATGTTATCTATGTAGCCACGTTTAGCAATACTATCTTGTAAGCGTTTATGCCACCTAGGTATTTCCGGGCACCGTAGGAAGTACCAACTTTGTAGACGCTTTGCATCGGCCATTGGCATAGCTAGGGTAACTGCCATCTTTTCTAGTCCTAAGCCATAATTTGAATTTTTAGAGCAGTATATCTTACCATTCCGTCGGATCATAAAGTAACCTGTAGATGTTGTTGGGCAATATACAGTAGTTCCATTATGTTTGATAAATTTACAGGTATTATCATCCATGCAGCTATAAATGTTATGTTGCCCTATTATGGTAAAGCTATCATCTTTTACTACACCCCAACAAGGTATTTTAGCGGAACCAATTAAATTAGTAACATTAGTATGTCGCATTTCCCCCATTACCGTTAGGTAGGGCAATCCGTGGTTTTGGGTACCAAGGAAACTTAAACTATCCCCTTCTATTGAATACAAGTCTTCGCTAGGGGCTACGTCACCTATGTAGAAATCTATTGGTTTTTCAAACCAAGTATGTTTGCTTTCTGGCTCCCATACCATAAGGTCTTCTGTTAGAGGGTTATACATATCTATCCTTTTCCAACCATCCCTAGTTAATACCTCATGTTCACCTGTAACGCAACCATGACATATAGACTTATACAGCTTATACTCTGCTGACTTCTCAGTTATCTCACGTTGTAAATGCTCACTTGCGATATAGGCATATAGCTTACCTATACCCTTTTCAAAGAAGTCTATAAGGAACTTACACTCAGCTTCCCAGGCAACTACCCTAGCGTCTGCCCCACTTAGGTCAGCATCCATTAGCTCATACCCGTCATCTGGTATGAACATCTTTTTTACGTTAGGTAACAGTAAATTGCCTTCTGGTGAGTATGTTAGGAACTCACTTTCGTTATCGTTTTCCCCCTCAACTTCAGTAGCATAGCGTAACTCTAATTTACCTTTTTTAGGTATATTCTGCATGTTTGCAGCTCTACCAAAGGCATTTTTAGAACTAGCAAGGCGACCTGTGGCAGTTCCAGCTACTTTATATTGCGTTCGCATCCTACCATCAGGGTCGGTAGCTGCCCCTAAGAAAGCGGAGGTAAACTTTACTATTGCAGTATACTCTAGCAGTAATGCTAGAAATGGTTTATAAAGCGGATACTTATCCATGTAGTCTAGCATCGCTTTAGAGTCTAGCGTCTCAGAATCATCCTTGCCTTTTCTTTTAGCTACATTAAGCGTCATGCCTAGAAAATCCGTAAATATCTTCTTCTTCTGTTTACCCGAGTTAAGGTTAAATTCAAACCCTATACTGTCGTAAATAGCTACTTTTACGGCGTCTGCAATAGCGGTAAACTGCTTGTAGAGTTCAGCCTTTTGCTGTAGATCAACTCGAACACCGCGACGCATTGTACGAAGTGTAGCGGGCACTAGGTCATCCATTGTCATCTTGTATAGTGCAGCTAGCGTGCTATCTTCTTCGGTGAATTGTTTACGTAAAGCGTAAACGCACTCAAGAGTGTATATCGCATCTTTTACGTTATAAATCCATCGAGAGTCACCTATCTCATCTTTCCAATAGCTAACGCTTTTACAATACATGCTCGCTAGAAACGCTAAGTCTTTTGGTAGAAATGAATATAGCGTATGCTGCATGATTAAGCTATCGTCAGCTATAATAGGTAGAAATAGGTATCGCCCTAATATAACCATGATGTCAAATGCTACTGCATTTTGTCCAACTAGCGTAGCATTGCTATGTGTAAGCACTCTAAATAGCACTTCCATTATCTCTTGCTCTCTAGCAAGGGAATGTAGCGATGCTACACCAGGCTTTGCAAGTGCAATACATCCCCCTTCTTCTACACTATGTGCGATGCCTATGCAATCTATGATGGCTTCGCCGGGAACGCTATAAAACATAGTTTCTATATCTATAGCTAAATCTAACTTCTCCCCCGCATCTAACCTACGCAGTAGCCGCATAGCATAGTCTATGCCGTCATCGCCAATATGGTAGGTATGGCTTACCCTATAGTGGTCAATACCGTGTTTAGCGGTATTGTGGAATATCTCACCTACCTTTTGTAAGTCCATCTCAATAACAGGGGTTTCACCCGTCATTATAACTGCATTTAGCGTATGGTACATGGGGAAATATATTCTACTGTCCTTGTATAGAATACTCCCGCGATACCTAGCTAGCCCACCTAAAGGTTTATATTCACTTTTAAGCCCCCTTGTGTCACGTAGCGACACACCTTCGGTTAGGAAAAATAGCCCCCACTTTCCAGTTATAATGACTATCTCAGGTTCTACAGCTTCGACAAAGCTATAAAGCTGCATTACTTCATCGTGTAACCTAGCAGATAAGTATATGTTGCGAAAAGCAACATACCCTGGCAGGGCATCCTTAGATACTTCTTCCGGGTAGTCCTTATTACTACCATAGGCATTATCTGTATAGCTGTAGTCAACATAGGTTGGGGTTATATCTTTCATGAATATGCCAACCCAACCTGGCACAGGTAGCCTATTGAATACATTGGCCCTCCCTATACGTAGTGAGGTAAAAAAGTTCATGTTGCTAGCGGAACTAAAGGGGTCGCTTCTAGCTGACTCATCTCTAGTTGGCCTGTCAAATACGACAAGCACTCTACTCTTTTTAGGGTATTTAGGGCGTTTCACTTTTACTTTACCTTAGAAAATGGTGCTACGCACAAACCATGCGTGCGTAGCACCGAGGCTATATTAGCCTAAGAAGGGCAGGAAACCACAGAATGGTGCAGATGGGGTACCATTATCAATGGCATGTTCCATAACTGCTTTATTCTGCCTATTAGGCCGCTGTATGATACTTACGCGAACCGGGTTACCGTTTATGGTATTGCAAAGCATAGTGAATGCTTCACGGTGGAATACCATAGCAGGGTATAGCTCGGCTATATTAGGTACACCAAGCAGTTCTTCTGGAATCTCAAGTGAGTCAAAGTCAATAGACGATTCAGCGTCAGCCTGAATACTATTGAAGTCTACTTCAAGTGTGGTCAGTAGTTGCTTGAGGGCTACGTTGTGTTTCATTTCAAGCAAACCAGTATCTTGGTTAAACTTCAATGAAACCATGCCGAATACAAGCGGTTCATCCTCTAACAGTATCTCACGTGCTTTATCATCGGTAAGCACTGCACCTAGCATTATAAAGCCAGACAATACATAGTCGTCTGTTTCTACGCGCTGTTTATTCACCCATTCAATCTTCTTCTCAATCCTAATGTACTGCTTGTTATCTTTACCAGTTACAGTACATTTTGCTAATTCACCTGAGTATACACCAGCAGGCAGGATAGGGGTTTTATCTGCGAAGTCGTCTACATTTACGCTAAAACGTGCCATTTTAATTCACCTAATTTGTGTTGAGAAATGTCTTTTGTGTTGCGAAGCGTTATCTGTCTCTGTATTCTACCAGTTTAGCTACTGTTTTGCAGTCACCCTTTACGTTATTGTTTGCAGTAAGTATTGACTCTAATGTTGCTACTTTAGAGTCGATGAAGGCTAAATCGTCTAACCCATCTACTAGCCCATGATACAGGTACAGGTTGCTACGTAGCATAGCTTCGCATTGCGCCTTTACATCATCCACTGACATGCCCTTACAGAGTATGGAAGTGAAGGCTAGCCCGTACCCTATCTCATAATATAGGTCACTTTGGTTATCGGGCAGGCCCGTTAGGGCTATTAGGGTTTCCATCGCGTCGTATTTTGACTTTGCAAAAAGTCTATTCATGATGTCCATTGCTATTTTACCTCAATTTGTTTCTGTAATCTACTTGAAAAAGCCGTGTGTAATGAATGACGGTTCTAAGTTATCTTTCTGCGGTATTGTCCTCGCTACAGTGTATACTTTACTTTTACTTCCAGCCCATTTATAGGCTGCCCCTAATTTATAGCAGTAGACTACATCGGTGAATAGCCCCATGACTGTTTCATAGTTACTATTGCCACACCACAAGTTAACCTTAACTTGCTCTAGGCTACCAGAGTCATTAAACGTCTCACGCTCATGCGCTAGCAGTATTACATGACAGTCTAATTTGGTCAACTGCGCTAGTACGCTATACAGCGCACGTTGCACTGGTAAGTAGTCACTTTGGCTAACAAGTATCTTATCGCCAACAAGGGTATTCCACAGTTCTGCCCCGATTGGACTAAGCCCGTCCACAATAAGTACATCTGACGGAAGTAGGTCGCCTACATTACCTATTGAAACTTCCTCACCTGTTACGTAGTCTGTTCCCTTGAAGTTACCTAAAGCCTTTAGTATCTTCGTCAAATACGTATAATTTTCTTTACCCTCAGTTGTAGTTGTGTTACCAGTCAATGCAGCCTTCTTACTCGAAGAAGCAAAAGCATTTATGCTGCGTTCTAGGTCTACAAAGGCTTTCTTTTTCTCTTGCGGAAATACATAGACTATTTGCCCTGCCTTTGGCGTTATGCCGAATTTACTCAAACCAAAAGCTATGCCTCCTAAGCTGTTACGTTCTGTCATTAAATAGACAAGCCGACGTTCTTTTGGCGCATCTATTAGCGCAGATACAGTTGAAGCCGTCTTACCTGTCCCACCTGCCCCATATAATATGACTTTATGTGTCATAGGGATTGGAGGACGGCTGAATGGTACATTACTCATACTTCGTTTACCTTATTTTGTTTCGTTTACATTTGCATTTAGCTAGCTACTAGCGTAGCTAAATACTCACCTAGCTCTGTAGGTGTATCCACTAGCGGATAGCCTACAATTTGTTGCATCCTAGCTGCAATCAGTTCATCCCCTTCTTTAACTATACATCCCTGTGCGTAGTCGCACATCCTACCCCAACTATGGCAGCCTTCGTTGTAAATAGGGATGAATAGACTACGAAAGTCTGCCTCTTGTGACTCTTTCCAATACTTATAGCGTTCGGCTAGTTCTTCTATGACACTAAACGTAGATTGCTCCCACCAGTCTAACTGTGCGTCGCTACAGTCTATAATTATTTCAAATGGGGCTTCGTAGTTAGCCATTATAGGAACTTTCCTAACTACAGTTTTAGTAACTGGCAACCCTAACTTACGACAGGCATACACATACCCTATGAATTGCCCCCTACATAAGTATTCTGCGCGAATCTTGTCTAAGTCAGGCAGCTTCGTCCCAGGTACCCTGTAGACAGCCTTGGTTGTCTTTTCATCTACTACAAAAAATTCCTCTTTTCCCCTACTTACAGAAGTCCCAACTAGGTCAAGTTTACCTGTAAACTTAATTGTCCTGTCGCGCAAGTCTGGATGAGGTATACCCGTATCTATCTCAAAAGAGTACTCGATAGCATGGGTACCATCTACTAGCTTTGCTGGAGTAATATCGCTATTTGCGAATTGCCTAAAGTACCTCTCGAATACGTGCGCTGTACGTTCGTTAGTCTTAATCCCATCCTGTATAGCGTCCGCCTCGATTATATGGTTTACCCCTAATGCAATAGCGTCGTCTTCTGACATACCTGAGTTATAGAATGCTTTTCTAGTTATCTCACAAGCCGAGGCAAATAAGCCCCCTGCATATAGGTCGGAACTAGCCCCATGTGGTCTGTAATGTTGGACGTACCGTCGGAACCAAGCCAACCTACACCGATGTACGTCGGCTAGCATACTAGAACTGAAGTTCGGCGGAAATAGCGTGTTCATCTTTACCTTTCTCATCTAAATGTATGTTGTACATACCAAGGATGCCTAGCAGGGCATTTATGGTACGCTTGGGAAAACCCAAATTGCTGTAGTGAATCTGGATTATTTCTAGCTCACTTGCATCCAGCAATTCACCTTTACTATGCTTTTCCATCATGGCTAGTATTTGCTCTTTTAGGGCTTTTTTGGTGACCCTTATGACCTTTTCTTTCACTTCATGTAGGGCAAAGGTAGCTTCCCTATGCTGCCTTACCCAGGGTACGACAATGCACTTAAACTCCTGTAGTGTAACTTCACCACCCTTGGCTACCTTTTCTTGCAGTAGGGCATACGCCCTATTTAACTCACCTATTTCGTCTACCTCACTCATGTTAGCCTCTCATTGTGTACCTTTGTATACCATAAGTTTCTTGGATGCCCTACTTGCAGCAGTATACCAACACTTCATAGCTTCACTTCTATTAGGGTTGCGAAGTATATCTGCAACAAGCACTACTACCGTCGGTATCGTCCTACCTTGTGCGCGATGCGCTGTTATTGCATAGCTATGCTGTAGGTTAGCAAAGCTACTTAGAACATCCCAACGCTCTCTGTATGCCTTAGCTTTGTCTTTAGCGTTACTTTTATTCCATGCACGATGCTCTAAAAGACGCCCTAATTGACCTATGGTCGCCTCGCTTATCTCATACAATGTAGCCTCACCGTGGATTGTTTCTACTTTTACCTTCTTTATAGGGAAGGTAAATTCATCTATGCTAAATGTAGTGTCGCTAGACACTAATACCGTTCCTGGTGTATTGGTATGCAGTGCTTCACTTTTAGCTACCTGACGTAAGATGCTTGTAAGTGAGCCTGACTTGAAGTCCTCTATCACATTTACCGGGCTAGTTAGTATAACCTTGTCGCCTGGCACATACTTATCTTTCGGATCATCGAAGATAACCTTACGCACTCTTGCATTATATGCCGCTACAGTTGCGTTAGTCCACGCTATTATAGCGGCATCGCCATGCAGTAGGGCAGACCTACCCTCACTAGAAGCAATATAGCTATCTATATCGCTCTTTTTTACGTCAAATGCACCCCCTATGAGTTCTTTACTCACAGTTGCCCTTTCTAACTCTGTTAGGTAGCGGTGAAGCTCACCTGAGTTACGCATAGGCTCCGTAAGGGTTATAACAGGCACGTCGGCTAGTGTAAAGACGGGTGAAACCAGCGTCTTTGTTATGCTACGTTTACCGTCGTTAGGCGGTGGTAGCTGCGCGTCATGGCCCATTATAAGTAACTTCTTTCGCATACTTAGCAATCGCTGTACCATAGCTGAGGATAGCATTGATGCCTCATCTATAATTACTAAGTTTATGTCACCCCAAATGTTATGCGGTAACCCTTCCTTGAACTCTATGCTACCCTCTATAACGGTAGGACGTATACCTAAGCTAGCATGGACAGTCATGCTAGTTGGCGCACGGCCATCGCCTATTTTACCTTCTAAGGCTGCATTAGCTTGTGCTAATGCCTCATGTGTTGGGGCTAACAGTAGTGCTTCTGCGTCTACACTACGTAAGAAGTGCGATAGCAGGTAAGTTTTACCATAACCCCCTGGTGCAGTTAGCACTACTGTTAGTTCGGGCGATGCCCACCACAGTTTTAACTTACGTAAAGCGTCAACCTGGCTAGCATTCAGTGACATAACTACCCTTTGCAATCAAAAACGTAGTATGTAATTTAACCCATGTTTTTGGGTTAAGTGCCTCTGGAAAGGTCAACACTAGTAAAACTGCATTATCCATAGCTTCGCCAACAATACTACTTATGTGACGTAAGAAGTCTTCTTCAGTAGCCTGAATACCGTCTTCGTTATCGTATGCAATGTTCCAGTCATAGCAGACACCTTGTATACGCTTTTCATCGTACCCATCCATGTAGACTACTTCGTAAAAGTAACATGGCGGTCTCACATCTCGGTCAACTATTGCTGGGTCATAGTAAATTATGTTTGAAGCATTCATCTTAGTTTACCTATCTGTCGTTGCTGTAAGAAAAGTGTAATACAGAATTATATCTGTAGGCTTGCTACGCGGCAGCGGTGACCGCAGGCTAAGGTAAGTTACGCTTTCATCTTCTTTAAGATCGCTGTAAGCTGCCTTTAGCGCATGTTCTAAAAATTTATCTGCGCTAATTTGCCAGTCGAACAATACATTGCTTATCTGACGCTCTCCACCACTTGCGTTAGCTATTATAGCTTCGTAAAAGTAGCTTTCAGGAGGCTCTTTGACCACACTATGGTCAAAGTAAACTATATTTAACGGCTCTTGTTTCATCTTAGTTTACCTACTCAGTTTATCTTATGGTAAGATAGGCTACTTAGCCCATCCCCCCGTTTTCTGGCCATTCAAAAAACGTGCCACAATGATAAAGCGAAAAGGATACGGTGTCAAGCCATAAAAATCAAATATCATGCCAATCCGAAAAAATGTTACCTTTATATTTATATGAAAAAATCACTGGTATTTTTTTTTTGCTCCCAGGGCAATCAAAGCCCTTGCAATTATAAAATGACAGTTTATACTATCCTCATATCGGGCGAGATATGCCCACCTAGTTGATGTAGGCGGTGGCTAGTTCATCTAGCCAGCGTGTAGGCGAACTGCGCCTACATATTTACTACATAAATGATTTAGTTCTAGTGACCATGTTTAGCTCAGGTAGTCTAAGTTCCGTAAAGCTAACATGGTAGTAAAGCAGGTGCTTTACGATACCTTCCAACCTTACGCTAGATAAGGTGAAACTTAGGCTTCTAGCATTATTTATATTAAAATAAAGACTTTATATGAGTCTTTATTTTAGGGTATACAGGGTTCCCTAAATAACCTTGATTAAATAAAACAGCAGGTGAGACAATGAACATAGAGAAGTTAAACCAGTTCTTGCAGAATAAGTATGTATGGCCTGGTGGCTATACGTTACATGCAGTTATGGGGGATGGTGGCCTTATGTGCCATAAATGTTGCAAAGAGAATGAAAGGTTACTTTACAGTAACCTAGATAAAGACGGAGACCATCAATGGAGGGTAGTTGGCCTAGATGTAAATTGGGAGGCAGTCGACTTACAGTGCGATAACTGTTATGAGTCAATCCAACCTGAATATCCGGTTAACTAAACTACACAAGAGCGAAAAGAGTATGAACGATTCACCTAACCTACCATTTGTAGAAAGAGTAAAACTATGGAATCTTCCACATGAAGTGGAAGCGGCTATCTTAGCCGAAGTAGATACCTCAGCGCATGAAGCCGAAGTGGCTATATTGACTCGCGATGCCGAGTTAACCTACGAGCAACTTTCTTTCAGTAGGGATTTACTGAAGGAAATACTAGCCATAGTGGATGGGGTGTACCCTAGGTACACTGAAACAAAGAGGCTGATAGCAGACATAAAACAGGCTTTCGCTGAAAGCCTAGCTGAAATATGATACATGACATGAGGTAAACATGGCTAAGGTAACTATAACGGACAAAGAGTACATGGATGTTTTAGATGAGCTATACGGTATGGTAAGTATCTGCGGGATTTCTTACTGCGCGGGGTATGCCTTATTTAACATAGACCCCATCGCTTTTAATGTGTGGAAAAGCGACTATGAATCTTCACTAGAGGCTGACGAAGAAGAGTAAGTAAACTGCCAAGGACGGCAGAAAGTACATTAGCTATAGTGTACTTTCTAGGGTGTACAGGCTTCCCTACCTAAGCCTGATAAATTAAAAGAGGTACATACATTATGTTTAATCCAACCGCTGAACAGGTAGCTTGTCTTAACGCGGCTATATCAGGTAATAGCCTAGTTATAAACGCATTTGCCGGTACCGGCAAGACAAGTACACTACAACTAATAACGAATAACTACTACAAAAAGACGCTCTATGTAGCGTTCAATAAGACGGCGGCGGAGGAAGCCGCCAAGAAGTTTCCAAAGCATGTAGAGTGCAGAACACTACATAGTCTAGCGTACCAGGCCATTTGCAAGGGTAGCCCGTATGGAAAGAGACTTCAGAACTGGGTAGAGTACAAAGAAGTGAGCGCACTATGCGCTAGCCTAACTATAAAGGAAAAGTTAGGCGACCTAGTGGCAAATGCCCTAGTAATAGTAAAAGAGTTTTGCAGCTCGGATGAATCTAGTATAGTTATCCCAGAGGCAGACAAGGACGATTTGTGGCTACAAGCTACCTACACTGCCGCTCAACGTATCTGGAGTAGCTGGAGTAACCCACGTGAGACAACTAAGATAATACACGATGTGTACTTTAAGCTATGGCAGCTAAATAAGCCTAGGTTGAACTATGACCTTATCCTACTGGATGAGGCGCAGGATAGCAATCCCGCTACCATAGATGTGATGAAGCAGCAACTTAGCCAAGTTATCCTAGTTGGGGATAAGTACCAGTCTATCTATGCTTGGCGTGGGGCAGTTAACGCAATGGATGCGTTACCTAATTTACATACCCTTTATCTGACTGAATCATTTAGATTCAACCAAGACATAGCAGATAAAGCTAACATACTGCTAGCTGCTATGGGTAGCCGACTTAGCATGAAAGGTGTCGGCGGGAACGACCGCACTGACCAAGCTACCTTAGTTAGGACTAACTTCGGCCTAGTACAGCTAATGCAGCAGTACGCTGCCGCAGGGCAGACTATGTATGTTGAAGCCGACCTAAAAGAACTATGGTCGGCTGTCTATACTGCAAATGCTATGCGCTTTGCAAATGACGGTAAGATAGAGTGGCCGAAATGGCCTAGTAAAGCCATACAAAGTTACGGTACGTGGCAGGCTCTTATGGAGTCTAAAGACAACGATGTCGTTAGGTTAGTTAAGCTAGTGCAAAGTGGCTTCGGCCACAAGGATATACAGCAGATAAAGTGTCTGCTTACCGAAGATAGGGGTAGGGCAGATGTCCTACTGTGTACAGGGCACAAAAGCAAGGGACTCGAATATGGTGTAGTTACCGTAGGTGATGACTTCCTACCTTACAAGTACGAAGAGGACGGCTACTCTAACCACATGTGGCAGGAATACGTTAAAGAGCAAGGGGCCAACCTGCTCTATGTAGCCATGACCCGCGCCACCAATGAACTTATAATTGGCTTGGGTATTGAGCAGTTCCTAGAGGAAGTAGCAGCTAACTAAGCTAAGTGCCACGGATGGCAGTTATATTGCTTTGCAAAAGGTAATATAACCGGGTAAATAGGGTTCCCGTAAATAACCCTAATTAAAAGAGAGAAACTACTGTGAAAAAGCAAGACGTTATAGCTAGGGTAACTGCTGGAAACAGCATGTATTGCTGGGTTAAGCACGAAGTGAACGGCTACCTTAGCGTAGCTAGGATTGTCCACAGCGGCGTCTTCGACGCTAGGGAAGTGTACATACTCAACGTAAGGGATATGCTTGAGCTAGATGAGTTCTATGACCAAGGCTGGTCTATCATAAGTGAAATAGAAAAACCGGAGGTAATATGAAAGCTAGACTAAAGCTAGTACTAAGCGAGTTAGACGACAAGCCGTCTACAGCACCTAACAGTGTAAGCATAGCTTACACGGACGAAATGACCGTAGTGGAGCTTCGCCATGCCTTACTAAACTATGAAGGCATAGGTATAGAAGATAACAAGTATAACATGGCTAGGGCTATTGATGAAGCAATACAGTTATACTTCGGCATACCTATGTTGTCTAACCTAATCCTGTTTAATATAGACGGGCGGTTAATGCAACCCAAGAACGGTGTTTACTTAATCTTTACCCTATGTGAGGTGTGACTATGGTATACACACCGACAGGTAAGCAATATAACTATCCCTTTCATAAGGTGGCTATGTTGCAGGCGCAACGTAGTTACATAGAAGGGTTAGTTGATATATGCTGCGGCGATATAGCAGACATGATAATAGTGTCTGGGTTAAGTAGGATGCACCTGTATAGGGTGCTTAAGATGCACGGTCTAGCTGACCTGGCATACGATAGCCGGGATGCTTACAATAACTTAAAGCGAGCAAAAAATAGAGTAAAAGAGGTAAACGAAGATGCCATTTAGTTACATTATGCACCTTGTGCATAACAACTACACAATCAAGGCTGACTGCATTAGCCTAAATACCTTAGCGGCTATGGCAGATGCAGCAGAGGAATCAGTGGTAGTTATGTACGCTTATGCGTGCGGACACTACTACCCGCAGTTCGTTAGGATAACTGCAATAAGGGATTCTGAGTATCGTGGTCAGCAATGGTTTGAAGTGACGGGTGATGCAGTTAACGTAGATGAACTGCACAAGGTAAAGTTAACCAGCTTTTCCTGGCCAGATGAAGTCAGCGAAGTTCGGTCGTTTTCAGTTAAACTAAAGTAAGAGGCACAGCTATGAGTTACAACGTAATTACACTTTTTGGGTTTATCCCACTTAATGGAGAACCCGGTGTTTGGCATAACTACGGTACGCGGTTAACGTTAGGCGAACTCGACCTGCACAAGATAGAGCGCGTTGCTAACGAAATATGTGCTAACGTAGCCCAAGTGTGGCTACGGCAAGAAGACGGCACGTTTCAACTAGAACACTGCTACGCATATTGCGTAATGCAGCCACCCCTTGAAGGGGTCAATGTGTGGGTAAAGTGCCGCACAGCGCGTAACTACAATGAAGCGGAGCTTGTGTTACTTCCGCTTACGCAACTTACGCTACGTAGCGGTGTAAATAAACGTGAAACATATCTCACGTTTTACAACAACCCATAACTCAACCTAGGATACCTTAGCAGGGACGCTACCTAACTTACAAAGAGAGACACAAATGAAATACATCGTAGCCTATAACGATTGCTGCACACCTGACTACTATACTGGAAGTAGTCTTCCTACGGTACAAGTTGCTTTAACAAGTAGATCAACTTACGGGGACATTTTGTCTGACCTGAAGTCCTACTGCACTGTAGACCACCTAGACGTTATGGATGACGGTAGTCAGTTTGACTATGAGCTTTACCTAGCCGCGTTGCAGGATACGTTTGCTCCTGCTATGGATAAGCTAGATAAAGTGGCAGAGATAACAAAGTACATAGAACCAGAACCGGAAGATGAAGCTGAGATAGACTGCCTGGACAGCGTGTACGCTTACTTTGTAATTTACACAGAAAAAGAAGGGGATGAAGAAGAAGTAGCCTAAGCTAGCAGCCCAAGGACGGGCAACTTACATCAACAAAATAGGTGAATTATGATTCAGAAAGACAAAAACGGCACATATAGTAAAATAAAGCTGTCATACGGCCAGTTCGGCTGGATGGCCACTGTTAGTTACGCTAAATGCAAGTCTGCGCTTAAGGTGAAGAAGCCACATAGCATGGCCACCTACGTTAAGTCAGTCACGTTAACGTGGTGAAGTATGAAACACTACAACTATGTAATAGGCTGGTACAGCCCACGTACGTCACACTTTAACTGGATTGATGGTACGTCAATTAGGTATTTCGGCTCTGCTAAAGAGTTCGTAGAACATATATTAGCAGGGCAAACAGCCTACGTTAGGGAAAATGTAGTGTTCCTAGAATGCTACAATGAGACTAAAGATACCCGAGATACGTGGCTTCACGTGACCTTCGGCCACCCCCAACCTGCACTAGAGTCTCACGCAGAAATGGTAGCTCACCCAGATTATAGTAACCCATGCTATTTTAGCCTGAGCATACTAGACACTAGCGAGAGCAGTAATATAGCGTTAGTTAAGGTGGCCCCGTATAAGGCCATTTTGGCTAACATTGAAAACAACATAGTAAACTATGAGTATGGCCTAAACTATGAGTTAGGGTTATACCATACCTACTCTTCAACAGAGTATAAAGGGCTAGCCGTATCTAAAGATATGGTACTAGCGTATTATACACCAACTTACTTGTTTGATTGAAATAGATGAAGTAACACCCCACGTACAGCAATGAAAGAGGGCCTAATTATGTTACACGAACCTATTATATTTGCCTCATTCGAGGATATATGTGCTTTTCCTGGCACGTATAATGGGATGTCTACCCACTGGGCGCAAGTTAAGGATGCCTATGTACCTATAGTAGGGTACTATAACACACTACCAGTATTGGGGGTTATTGTAGATAACCCAGATGGGGCCGATTGTTGGTATCTTGAGGTAGCGCAAGAATACTTATACCAACATGAGCATGGTATAAATATGGGATACCCCATATTATGTACTACACCTAACTTA